ATGGTTGAGTTTATCCGCATCCAGTATCGTCTGGGCCGTCTGACGGCGGAGCAGGTGCGCTCCATGGCCCCGAAGTGGATCACTGCCGATCAGGCGGAAGAGATTATCCATATGTGACAGGCCAACTTGGCCGGAAAGGAAATTTATTATGAAACACCTCTACGAGTACATCAACGAGATCATGGATATCGCCGAAGTCAATCACGCGGAGCCGCAGAACGCCAAGGATATGTTTTTGGCCAACATCCAGAACGCCGGGGACCCCACGCTGCCCCACTACAGGGACGCGGGGAATGTGGACTACGCCGCGCTGGCGGAGGATCTGCCCAGACTGATCAATGAGGGAGCGCCCCTCACTCAGGCGGTATTTGACCACTACAAGGCGCTGGTGGAGCTACACAGGGCCGGGCGGTACGCCGAGGCGGTGGAGCTGATGCGCGGGGCTGTGGAGGCGGCTGAGGGCGATGAGTAAGTACGTCGCCTCCATCCCACTGGGGGACATCGAGCGCGTCCAGATATACATCAACAAGTCGGTCAAGACCCTGGCCGAGATCAAGGCGGAGACCGGGGCGGACTATCTGATTAACGGCGGACTGTACCAGGGGCCCAAGGCTGTGTGCCACCTTCGGGCGGATGGGCGGACCTATGCTAAGGACCCGTATACCTACTGGGGCTATGCCTGGGACACGGGACCGGAGATCACCCTGCGCTCTGTCCCTGCGGCAGAGCGGCGGAACTACATCTGCTGCGTGTGTCTGCTGCGGGGCGGGCGGGCCGAAACACTGATCTATAACCGGGATGTGGGGGGCAGCAGGCCCAGGACAGCCATGGGGCTCAAGGGCAGAGCGCTGTGCCTCTACTGCACCGACAGCGGGCGGACGCCGGAGGAGCTCCAGGCCGAGCTGCTGACCCTGGGGTGGGAGAGCGCCGTCATGCTGGACGGCGGCGGCTCCTCTCAGTGCGATCTGACGGGGAAGCGGATCGTCAGCAGCCGGAAGGTACACAACCTCATCCTGGTCTACAAGCGCAAGAGGGCCCCATCCGAGCCCGACGTCAGCGATAAGGAGGACAAGCCTATGAGCACAAAATACACCGTCTGTCTTGACCCCGGCCACGGGCCGGACACTGTCAATGGGTCTCCAGACGGGAACTACAAGGAAAAAGAATTTACCTGGGATATGTATACCCGCATCCGCCCGCTGCTAGAACGGCATGGCGTCAATGTGATCTGCACCAGGACGGAGGACACCAAACCCAGTCTGACCGCCCGATGCGAGGTAAGCAACCGGGCGGGGGCGGACCTGTTTGTCTCTCTGCACTCCAACGCGGAGGGCGGCTCCGGCTGGGGGACGGCGCGGGGGCTGCTGGTCTATACCTCCAGCGGGCCCATGACGGCCAAGCGCAACGTGGCGGCCACTGCCATTGTCAACCGGGCCCATGAGGCGGGGGTACTGCTCCACGGGAGCGGCGTCGCCCACCAGATCGAGTACACGGTGCTGGCAAAGACCGACGCACCCGCCGTGCTCATCGAGTATGGATTCCACACCAACCAGGAGGACATTGGTCTGCTGAAAGACATCTCCTACCGGGACAAGCTGGCAGAGGCCACGGCAAAGGGCGTGTGCGACTTCCTGGGCATCGACTGGACGGCTGAGAGTGGCGGTGATGGCACAGATATCCCAGCAGCCGATTGGGCCGCTGAGGCGTGGCAAAAGGCCAAGAGCAATGGTGTCATGGACGGCACCCGGCCTACAGAACCGATCACCCGGCAGGAACTAGCCGTGGTATTAGATAGATTAAACTTGATTTGACGGAGGTACTTACTATGGATATCACTGAGCTTGGCATTGCGGCGCTGCCCGCGATCACAATCATCTGTCTACTGGTGGCCCAAGCCGCCAAGGCCACGGCGCTGGACAACAAATGGCTCCCGGTCATCTGCGGTGCGGTGGGCGGTGCGCTGGGTTCGCTGGCGATGCGCATCATGCCGGATTACCCGGCGCAGGACTACATCACCGCCGTTGCAGTTGGCATCGTCTCCGGTCTCGCGGCAACAGGCGTCAATCAGGTCTATAAACAGCTTACCGGAGGCAAGGAGGGCTAAGCGATGGAGTGGACCACAGTAACAGTGATTATCGCCCTTGTGGGCCTTGGGGCGGCAATTATTAAGCCGATTGTATCACTCACGAGGTCCATTACCGAGCTGACAATCCAAGTCAAGGGGCTGCGTACCGATATGGATAAGCAGACCGAGCACAACCGAGAAATCCACAAACGCCTGTGGGACCACAATGATGAGCAAGATGGTCGGCTGGACGACCACGAGCGGCGAATCGGATCCCTGGAGCACAAAGCATAAGATAATCCCTGACCTAGCATTCAAGTTGAGATTTGATATCTTTGAAGAGGGAGTGTAAATGTGGGAGCGCACGTTAACATGCCCGAAACCCTGAAAAATCTATTGCGGTCGGAAATTGAACAGGCAATTTACCAGGCGAATCTCGGGAAAACAGACACCGGGATAGCGCAGAGGTATTTGATAGAGCAAATACCTCAAATTGATATCGCAACAGAATACGGGTGCGAGCGCTCCACAATATCAAGACGGCTTCCGCGCATCATTGATAAGGTCGAATCGACTGCCCAAAGGCTAAATTACACATAATTTCACAAAACACGCACACGCCTTCACTGGATTGCCACCCAGTGGAGGCGATTTTTTTGTATAGTAAAGGCAGAGGTGATCCTTATGGGAAACGAGATGATAACACGGCTTATCAACTGCGGATTCTCCGAGCCAAATGCCAGAGATATCTATTACCGGTATTATATTTGCGGAGATTTTGATGGACTCGAATCCTTTTTGTGCGCAAATGAGAGCATAAAAATAAAAGCAAATGCTCAAATCTCAACTGCGGAGAAAAATGGAGAATGGGAAGATATATCAAATACAATGCAAACCCAGACGGAAAAAATGTAGGGGACTGCACAGTCAGAGCAATTTCTACAGCACTGGACCAAAGCTGGGAGGAAACTTACATTGGATTAGCTCTCCAGGGGTTTTTGATGGGCGATCTTCCCTCAGCAAATTCTGTATGGGGTGCCTATCTCAGGTCTAAAGGCTTTGTACGCCGTATTGTGCCGGATACTTGCCCAGACTGTTACAACGTGTCTGATTTTGCAGAGGAACATCCGGATGGTACATATATTTTAGCTCTGTCAGGCCATGTGGTATGTGTCAGTGGCGGGAACTGGATCGATACATGGGATTCTGGTGGTGGAGTCCCGTTATATTACTGGTGCGAAAGAAAGGATGAATCTTAAATGGCATTTGCTCAACCCTATTTTGGCGGCTATCAGCCTGGGTATTATCAACCACCTATGCCGGATCAGCTTGCGCAACTGCGGCAGAATCAGTTCCAGCCAATCGCGCAGCCCGTAGTACAGCCGCCCCAGATGCAGCAGCCGCAGCAAAATCAGCCCACATCCAACGGGATTATCTGGTGCCAGGGTGAAGAAGGCGCAAAAGGATTTTTGGTTGCGGCGGGCAATAGCGTGATGTTGATGGACAGCGAGTCCAGCACGTTTTATATCAAGAGCACCGATGCGTCCGGCATGCCACAACCGCTGAGGATCTTCGACTATACCGAGCGCACAGCTACACCTAAAATTGCGACTCCGGCCAATATGCCCCCCAATGTAGAGTTTGCTACAAAAGCGGAGGTTGAGGCCCTGGCGGCTCGTTTAGACGCTCTGACAATCAAAGATACTGCCAAGCCCGCGAGAAAATCTGCGAAGGAGGATACAGATAATGCCTAATCCGCTCTTTTCTATGCTCGGAGGCAATATGCCCTCTATGTCTGGCCCAATGGGTAATTTTGCACAGATGATGCAGCAGTTTCAGCAATTCCGGGCGAATTTCCAGGGGGACCCGAAAGCAGAGGTGGAAAAACTGCTGCAATCCGGAAAAATGAATCAGAGTCAGCTCAACCAATTGCAGAATATGGCGAGACAATTTCAGCAGCTTATGCCCAAATAAGGCTATAATCGTGGCCACGATTTAATATAGCAACCTTAAAATTATTTTGTAAATGCGAAAGGAGACTACATATGTCTTTGAGTTCTGATGGTACTGTGATGACTATGCCTGTTGCACCCACCAATATGGGCGGAAACGGCTTCGGCGGCTTTGGCGGAGATGGTGCGTGGTGGATTATTATCCTGTTTTTGTTTGTTTTCTGCGGCTGGGGCAACAACGGCTGGGGAGGAAATGGTGGCGGCATGAACGGCGGCGTCGGTTCTGAGGTCCAGCGCGGATTTGACCACTCCTCCGTTGTAACCAAGCTGGACGGCATCACCCAGGGTATTTGTGACAGCACCTATGCCCTTAACAACGCCATCAATACCGGCTTCTCCAATGCGGAACTGTCCCGGTGCAATCAGCAGTCGGCCCTGATGCAGCAGCTCAACAATATGGCTATGCAGGCTCAGAACTGCTGCTGCGAGACCCAGCGGGCGATTGACGGCGTGAATTACAACATGGCAACCAATACATGCGCCCTCCAGAACACCATGAACAACAACACCAGGGACATTATTGACAATGCCAATGCCAATTCCAGGGCCATCCTCGATTATCTGTGCCAGGATAAGATTTCTACTCTCCAGGCCGAAAATCAGAGTCTCCGGCTGGCTGCGTCTCAGGCGAACCAGAACGCGGTACTCCAGGCGGCAATGGACGCAAACACTGCGGAGATTCTGCGCCGCACCGCACCTCTGCCTGTCCCGGCTTATCAGGTGGCAAACCCCTATACGGGTGGCTATGGAAGCTGCTGCAATCCCTGCGGCTGCTAAACTGCATAACTGCATCTATTTCGTGACATCACGAAATTGTTCGGCCCCGTGCCGATTTTGAACATAGCGGCGGGGCAATGGCCTCGCCGCTTATTTTAACCGCCTCGAAATCGAGGCATTTAGAAAGGATTGATTTTATGGCTGAGTATACGAATATTGGCCCTGTGACTGTAGCCGCTGGGCAGAATGTGCCCCTTACCGAAACTGCCGTATCTGGGGGAAGCTGTATCGTCCATCGTGAAGGAGCTGGCATTGTGACCCTGCGGGGCCAGACTAACCAGTGCCGGGCACGGTACAAAGTGAGCTTTGGTGGAAACATTGCAATCCCCACCGGCGGGGCCGTGGCTCCGATCTCCATTGCTTTGTCTGTGAGCGGTGAGCCGCTTGCCAGCGCAACTGCAATTGTAACGCCCGCTGCGGTGGAAGACTATTTCAACGTGTTCACGGCAGTCTTTATCGAGGTGCCGCGTGGCTGCTGTGTGACGGTAGCAGTCGAAAATACCAGCACTCAGGCGATCAATGTTGCAAACAGCAATCTGATTGCCGAGCGTGTATGCTAATGGAGAGGAGAGATATTATGAGCATGAGAGCCTTAGAGGACCTACGCGAAATGCTCTGCGACGAGCTGGACGAAATCGCAAAAAAGCAGGAAATGTCCGCAGGCGACCTCGAAACTATCCATAAACTCACAGACACCATTAAAAACATTGATAAAATCATTATCATGGATGAGGATGGTGGCTATAGCCAGGCCGGAGACTGGGAGATGGAGGGCCGTGGCAATTATGGGCGCGGAAGCAGCTACGCAAGCCGTGGCAAGCATTATGTAAGAGGCCACTACAGCAGAGACGGCGGAGACTATAGCGAGCGCCGCCGCGACAGCATGGGCCGTTATAGCCGAGATGGGGCAAAAGAGCACATGATGACGCAGCTGGAAGAGATGGAGCGTAACGCCAGTAATGACAAAGAGCGAGATGCAATCCGCCGTTGTATCAACCAGCTAGAGTCCACCTAAAAAGGAGGCGGCCATATGTTGGACGCCAAAGAAATCGACGTAGCAATCGCCGAACTGGAGTATAAAGACTCCAGCTATAGTAACTACGCAAAGCTGGCAAGCCTCTACACAATCCGGGACCAAATGACCCGGCATGCAGATCAAGGCTATGAGCGGGCCTACTCTGCAGCACCAGCGGCCCTGGAAGAACCCACTCGTGTAATCCGGTACGGCGACAGCGACTTTTTGCGGGCCGTGGAGGGCAAAGACCCTGCGGCGGTGTGGGATATCATGGATGAGTTAATGGACACGCTCAAAGTAGTCAACACAAGAGTGTACAATAGCGTTATGCGGAAAATAGACGCAGTGTAGCAAATGAGCCCCAGTTTCTGGGGCTCATTTTGCGCGTTGTATAATATGATGAAACCTGACGGTTTAATCATATTATATAACGGCTTAGATTAAATCAAAATCGGCCACTGAATCGCTAGATAAATAGATTTTTTTGACTGTTTTACGCCAAAAAGATTGCTTACCGTCCCGTGGCAAGTCATCATACAACTGTCTCCAGTCGCCCCAAAAGCGGGATTTTAATGCCTCAATGTCAATATCCGGGATATCTTCCGGGATTGCTGCCAGCTCATCATTAAGCGCCCTAAATTGCTTTTTGTAATCCTGGATGGAGATTAAATCAGATATATAGAGCTCCGACAGCTTGGACAATTTTCTTTGGATCGCGTCTCTCTGGAACTTGTGTGATACAGCTCTCTGCTCATTGCGGCTAATAATTGATGTCTGTACTTTTGCTTCTATGCGGTCCAGCATGTACTCCTCAATTTTTTCCTCATTATAACTTTTATTATTTGGGCATCCGGTCATTTTCCTGTGCGAACTGCACCCGTAGTAATGAGTTTCTTTATACACTCGGGATGCCGAAAATCCTCCCAAGCGATTACCGCACTCGGGACAGATTAAAAGCCCGGAAAAGAGGTACACCCGGTTTTGTGTCGTCTTCCGGACAATGCGTCCACGGAGAGAGCCCGCTTTTTTATATTCATCTGGGGATATGATGGCGGGTATTGATATTCCGGCAAATTGCCCCATGTACGCGGGATTTGAAAACATATACCGCGCCGAAAAGTAAGTCAACTCAAGCTGTGGATATGCTTTAATTACTTTTGAGACCGATCCTGTTTCCAGGTACATATCAAACGCAGCGCGGACCATAGGCCCGGTGACCGGGTCAATGACCACTGACTTCCCATCCAATTTGTACCCCCTTGGGACCTTCCCCGTTATGGGCTCATTTCTCTCTTTTTTACCCTCAAAAACAAATTTAATCCGTTCGCTGGTTCTGTCCGCCTCGTCCTGGGCGACACTGAGCATAATATTTACCTTAAACCGACCGGAGGCCGTGACTGTTTCGTAGTCCTCTTGTGTGGCTCTCCAAGTAACGTTATGGGCATCGAGGACGCGCTGAACCTCATAATAATCTGAAATATTACGGAACCACCGGTCCAGTTTTATGAACAATACCATATCAATTTTATCGGACTCAATATCTGCCAATAAGCGCATAAATTCTGGACGTTTTGTATATCTTTTACGAGCACTCTTCCCCGCGTCTAAATAGCAATCCACAACTTTCATGCCATGCGCTTTCGCGTAATCTCTTAGATTGGATTCTTGCTCGTCCATAGACAGACCATGCTTTGCTTGCTCCTCGGTGCTTACGCGGATATATAAAGCTGCGCGAGTCATAACCTCTGCCCCTTTCCCCCTGACAGCGAACAATATAGCTTTCCCACCCTCTGCCTAACATCGTAAGTGCTAGGCGGGGCTTCCCCTTGCATTTCCCGCCACAATATGCTATCCTCAATTCGGCGCTACCTGCAACGGTAGGCGGTTGGCCCCTCCATCCCGGAGGGGACTTCTTGCCCCCTCCGAAAGAGGGGGTGATGCTTATGCTTACATATTCAGAGCTGTTTCAGTTCTGCCTTGTGATCATCGGCATTATTGGCCTGTTCTTTCAGGCAAAAAAGAAGTAACCGCCCCCAGTTCCCCAACTGCGCGGTTACTTCTTGTAGCTCAAGCATAAGGGGCTGACCGTCTGCCGGTAGCGCCGCCTTATACTTTTTTGGGAAGTAACCGCCCCGGCTCCCAACCTGGCAGTTACTTCTTGTAACACAGCGAGGGGCTAACCGTCTGCCGGTAGCGCCTCTTTTCTGTTTCCAGTATAACCGCCTTGTGTGAGATTGTCAAGTGGGGTAAGACTTGTCCTGATGGGCTAATACCTCGCCCTGCACCAAAGATGCTATATAATACCACATCAAAAGTCCAATAAACGTCTCTTTTGTTTTCGCCCGACAAATTCTACAGGCTTAACAAAATAGAGGGAATTTATTTGGGAGGTGTGGCTATTGCTTTAATGGAACTAACGTTCTATAATTTATCCACACGGCGCATGTGGTTCAAAATTATCGTCTAATAAGACCGATGGTTGGATTCAAAAAGTCAATAATTACTGCATAGCAAAGTAGCACTGCGCACAAGACAAACAAAGCAGTAATGATCCTGTTTCTATGTATGATCCCTTTCCGCAGAAGAGAATATTTTTCCTGTTCATACTTCAAGCGAAGCTCTAGGTTATCCTCATCCCTATCCGATTCTTTTTTGGACTTGATTCCGAAGTAACTGTCAAGCGATACACCGAGAGCTGCGCAGATCGGACCAACTGTATAGACAGACGGGGCCTTGGATGATTCTGAAAAATAGTTGTTAACAGTAGACGCAGATAAATTTGCTCTATCTGCTATGTTTTGGTTTGTTAAGTTTAAAGAGTCTTTTTTCTCCTTACATAAATCTTTAATTAATACCTCCATTTGGGGCCTCCAATAAGCAGATTCTAAGGTTTGGTTTTAAAATTACAAGGTTTGGGTAGCCGCATTACAAACTTTGGTGTTGAAATAACAAGGCTTGATTATAGACGCAGCACCTTTCAATCTGCTAAGATAGACCCATAGCAGATCGGTCTGTAAAGTTGTGGGTCTGCTATAAGGCCCCGTCACCTGTCGCATAGGCGACGGGGCCATCTTTTATTTTATGCCAAAGATTTTCCCAATTTTGTTTCGCCTGCCGGATTTGGTTGTAGGTATTCCTGTGGCCTTTGCGATTTTACGTTTTGCCGCTGTAATGCCTGTTGCACGTTTCCAGCTAAAAGATAGGCCGGGGATTTTCAAGCTGCTTTTCTTCTTTGCCATATCTCACCTCAATGGACGCATTTTTCGCAGGGGGTCAATCCCATTCCAATGGCAGTAGAATATGGGACTTCCCAATAAGTTCCACCATTACAACTTGAATCGTTGTGAAATTTTGAACCTGCGCGAGTGATATATGTGGGCTTTGATGATTCTGGATGCGTGAGGGCAACGGTGCTGTTGGCCTCTTCCCATGCTACTTCAAGGCCAAGAGATTCCGCCAGAGCGCGGGCGGGGATATAGTTGGTGCCGCCGAACATGAACGGCTCCACGGTATTCCCCTTTGCATCTCGCAGATCAAGAACTTCTCCGTCCAGAGAAACCTTGATATCCCGGTATTCGATTTCCTTTTGAACTTTGCCATTGGTAGCCCCGGCGCTGCCTACCATCGCCAGAACAAGCAGTGTTGTCAAAACACCGGCAATGAAACCTTTTTTCATTTTCCAATCCTCCAAATATAAAATAGGGCGTTCAGCCCGAAAAAACAATTAAAGGAGGGCGCAACATGACGCCGAGGAAAGAAACTGTTGATACACTCAGGAAAGAAATTGAACTTGTCCTTGCTCGGAATAAAAATGAAAACTATTTAAAAGCTCTCCTCGCGCGTGCCCTCATCCTTGAAAAACTACATAAGGAATAATCAATAAGGCCCCGGGAACCGGGGCCTTATTTTTTTGTGAAGCCGTCTATCAGTTTTCTGATGGCGGCTTTTTCGTCGTCATCCATAAGCCAATATGCCTTTATAATCCGCTTAATTAGATCATCGTCTGACATATGAATCCGTTCCATAACTTCAAGGAACTCTTCGTCCTCGTCCTTCTGGGTATGAGGCTCGCCTTCGCCGGTGCGTAGCCAAAGCTCAGAGATATTAAATTCTCGGCAAATATCGGCAATGGTGCGGTCGCTGGGCACTTTTTCACCAGAAACTAGCCTAGAAATAAAGGACTGCGAAACATTGATTTTCTCTGCAAAAGCGGTCTTTGTTAGTTTGCTGTCCTTTACACACCACGCAATTCTATCATTGATAGCCTCCACTTTTCATCCCTCCTGTCTGCCACCTATTAAATCACAAAGGGGGAAAGAAGTCAAGAAAAAAATATGACCCAGACATAAAAAGTACTTGACATGTTGCCTTGGGCATGATATATTATGTCCAAGGCAAAGAGGAGGTGAGACGATGCCTGTATATGACACCAGCAAACTCGCAGATGCCCAGACTGTGGCAGAGAATCTAGCGGGTCTCCCCAAAGAAGCGTTACTTTATATCGCTGGGTATGCAGAGGGCGTTCGAGATAAGCCTAAACGCCGAAAAAAGGTCCAGCAGAAGGCCAATGAAGAAAAAGAAGCCCTCCCCTGACGGGGCGGGGAATAAGGAGGTGGTGGTTTTATGCGAGAAAGAAAGCCTGGGTGTTGGCACGACATTCTCCCTAATGTGTCGATTGTTGTGTCTGTTGTTGCGGTTGTCCTTGCGGCAGCGGCTCTGGCTGCCCGGATGTAAGTAGCCCGATCAATGAGATCAGGATTGCAATAGCGGACAAAATCAGCGCAATGGTTGCCTTTATGTCGCTCCTCCAGGCTCGCTTGTGCTCAAGCAAAGCGGACTCCCCGGTTGGAGTAATCCGGTACTGTTCTTCTAGATGAACGATTTCGTTTATGTAGTTCAGTTCTAATAAGTGTCCTATATTCAAAGAGGCAACAGCAATCCCATAGGCGGAAAGGCTTGACTTAGAGACCCACTTCCCGTCTTCAGATTGCAAAGCTTTTAGAAACCTGCGCGTTTTTGGATCAAGCATAGTGTTGCCTCCTCTCCCCTTGCCCCATTATAACACAAGCGAAGACTGGAACACAATAAAAAGCGCCCCGCCAGGTGTTACGAGCACCCAGCGAGGCAGCAAACCTAATTGAAGCCGCCAATCAGGCTTGCAGGAAGATTATACCACATCCTCCTTCAAGCCGCAAGTAAAAGGAGGATTTTTGCTCGTGAACAAAAATGACAAGCTTTCCGATTTAGTCCGGCAGAATCATAATTCCCTCAAACTTACCAGCGAGGCCGTGAAGGCCCTGACTGGGAAACCACTGGAATGGTTTATTGAAGCGGTAGGGAACAGAAATGAGGTGAAAGAAGATGGGAACAAGCTCAACCCAGACACATACGACAACAAAAAACAGTAAGGAGGGCGCACATATGGAGTCTGAGAAAAAAGTAGAAAAGAAGATCCTCAAAGAAGAGCACTTGGATTACCTAATCGAATTGTGGCTGAAATACCACAATGAAACCGCTGTAGAAATCAAAAAAATCTATGTTGCATAAGAAAGCCCCGCTTGTCTAGCACCAAGCGGGGCACGGAAGAGGTACACGAAATGGAACGCATACCATCACACAGCAGGGATTATACCACAAGGCGGTGGGTGCCGTCAAGCGCAGTGCGGGACCTCATCCTTACCGGTATTGCCACTGGGATTTGTCTTGCGGCCTGCTGCGGAGTCCACGCGCTGGACGCGGGCCCGGACATCGCCCACACGCTGGACAAGCACCCCGGCGGGCCTGTGCTGGTACGTGAGCTGATGGAGGCAGAGCTTATCAACCCCACTCCATTATCGGACGAGCTGTACATAGTCCTGCTGGATGCCTGCGAGGATAGCGGCGTAGAGGTGCCGCTTGCGCTTGGCGTGATCGAGGTGGAGAGTGGTTTTGATGTGGACGCGATCGGTCCGGACGGCAAAGATATCGGGCTCTATCAGATCAGGACCAGCAACCACGCATGGCTGACATCGGAGACCGGAGCGGACCCTATGACGCCTGCAGGCAACATTGAGTGCGGCGTGTGGATGCTAGGGTATCTGCTGGGCCGCTATGAGACCCAGGACGCGGCCCTTACGGCTTATCGGTGGGGCCATGACAATGGGAAAAGGACATATGCAGCCGCCGTCTTTGAGGCGGCTGAGAAATGGAGGAGCGCATTATGGCCGGAAATTTTAGGATAACTTTGGCCTTTCTAAAAGAGCTTGGGGCGTGCCGAGACGGGCAGCGTGAGTTCGACAAAGCGTTTCCCGATGGTGCTGGATACCAGGAGACGCTTGACAAGTGCGCTGATGAGGGGCGTGTTGATTTTGGCGAATGGCTATTGCATAAGCTGGGCCCTACAGACGATGTGCGCGTCTACCAGGAGCCGATTAATGACCGCAATCGAGTTATTATTTTTGCGGGCCGAATCGAGTTTAAGGGAGATGTTGATGTAAAACATATTTTGGCTGGCCGGGGCATCAGGGCTGGCCGGGACATCAGGGCTGGCGATGGCATCAAGGCTGGCTGTGGCATCGAGGCTGGCTGTGGCATCGAGGCTGGCGGTGGCATCAATGCTGGCGAGGGCATCAATGCTGGCGAGGGCATCGAGGCTGGCTGGGGCATCAATGCTGGCCGGGGCATCAAGGCTGGCGGTGGCATCAAGGCTGGCGAGGGCATCGAGGCTGGCTGGGGCATCGAGGCTGGCGATGGCATCAAGACTGGCCGGGACATCAGGGCTGGCGATGGCATCAAGGCTGGCTGTGGCATCGAGGCTGGCGAGGGCATCGAGGCTGGCGGTGGCATCAATGCTGGCGAGGGCATCAATGCTGGCGAGGGCATCGAGGCTGGCTGGGGCATCAAGGCTGGCTGGGGCATCGAGGCTGGCGATGGCATCAAGGCTGGCTGGGGCATCAATGCTGGCCGGGGCATCAAGGCTGGCGGTGGCATCAAGGCTGGCGAGGGCATCGAGGCTGGCGAGGGCATCGAGGCTGGCGGTGGATACGGGATTTTCGCCGGGATTCGCGTCAAAATCGAGCTATGGTCTAGCCTTGCGATTGTTGAGGCAAACACTAAGCCAATAAATCTTATTTCTGGGCATTGGGTGGGACCAAATTCCACAGAAAATGGGTGATCATATGTCAACACAGATTACGAGAGGAACCCGAAGAGAAGGGTATAATCGAGCACTGTCCACGATCACGCCGCGCCAAGCCCTCATTATCTCGGCACTCAGGACGGGGCCGATGACTGCGGCTGAGGTAGCGGACAAGCTGGGGTTTGGAGACCTCAATGCGGTTCGGCCACGACTCAATGAGTTGGAAAAGATGGAGGTCGTGCATGTAATAGATAAGCGGATCAACCCGCACAGCGGCGTAAACAATGCGGTGTACGAGCTAAAAAGGGAGGCCAAAGAATGCTGCATCCAATAATGGACGATCCGCAAGACCGCAGCGCAGAGGCCTATTGCCAACATTGTGGAGCGGAACTTTGGGGCAGCGAAGCGGAACAGGACTGCGCAGGTAAAACCTTATGCTCCCAATGTCGGGAAGATATAGCCGACACGGAGCACCGGAAAGAAATTATCACAGCAGTTTTGGAGGCAGCAGACCGTGAAAACAAAAAGTATTTGTCTGATGATGTGTGCGACATCATCTGGAACAGGCTGGTTTCTAAATTTGGAATATAGGAGGCCAAATTGAATATTTACGAAAAAATTGCCTCCATTATGGGGGATATCCAGTACCTTGCAAAGGACGATAGGGTGGAGTTTAACAAGACCAGTTATCGCGCACTGTCAGAAGAAAAAGTCACCTCTATCATGCGGGCGGAGCTGTTGAAGCACAAATTGATCGTGTACCCAGTGGCCCAGATCACGAACCGTGCGGGCACGATTACCCACGTGGATGTGACATATCGGATGGTCAATGTGGAGGACCCCAAGGAATACATAGAGATCGCCTCTTGCGGAGACGGCGCGGACACGCAGGATAAGGGTAGCGGCAAGGCGATGACGTATGCCTTTAAGTACATGTGGCTCAGGACATTTGCTTTGCCGACTGGAGAGGACCCTGACAAGATTTCCAGCGCGGAATTAGATGCGAAACAGGCAAATATACAGCCTCCAGGGCCTCCTTGCGCGGACTGTGGGAAAGAGATTATGCCATACAACGATGGTAAGAGAGCCATCACCGCCGCAGAAATGGCAGCTCGATCCACGGAGATGTTTGGGCGAGCGCTATGTGCTAAGTGCTCCAAGGCGGAGGGGCGGAGAAGGGCGGATGCTGGCGCATGATACTGACCTGTGACAAGGCCCGTTGGTATGAGGACAGTGAGGGGTTTTGGGCGGCGTTCCGCACACGGGACCGGGCATCAGCCGCCAAGATTGCCGAGCAGATGGACGGCGCTTGGGTAGTGGAGGCCCGAAAACAGCCCCGTAGGCGCAGCCTAGACGCTAACGCCTACCTGTGGGTGCTGCTGGACAAACTTGCGGCGGCACTGGGACAGACCAAGGAGGAGCTGTACCGGGGCTTTATCCGGGAGATTGGTGTCTTCCGGGATTTCCACCTTGCGCCGGAAGAGGCGGCAACCTTTGAGGTGGCATGGTCCCGTCTAGGAACCGGGTGGGTCACGGAGCAGGTGGACTACACCAGCGATGGGGAGCAGGTGGTGATCCGGGCCTATTACGGCAGCAGTCAATACAACGCCAAGCAGATGACCCGCCTCATCCGCAGCGTGGTAGAGGAGTGCAAAGCACAAAACATAGAAACTATGACACCGGAGGAGCTGGCTGGTCTGATGGACCGCCATGGAGGTGGTTAAGAATGACTGATAGCATCTTACAAGACACCCATGAATGTTACATCACGGGTGCGGCAGAAGGGTTGCATCGTCATCATTAGCATATTTATTTCGGCAATCCTAACCGCAAAATCAGCGAGGCAAACGGGTTCTGGGTATGGCTTCGTTGGGACTGGCACAATGGTACCGAGTATGGAGTGCATTTTAACAGAGACTTGGACTTAAAACTTAAGCGGGAGTGCCAAGAGAAATACGAGGAGACACACAGTCGGGAAGAATTTCGAAAACTGATCGGGAAAAGTTACTTATAGGAGGACGAAGCATGCTCAACAAAATTTTTATCATGGGGCGGCTCACCAGAGACCCGGAACTACGGCAGACGCAAACCGGGACCGCAGTGGCATCATTTACTCTAGCCGTGGACCGGGACTTCAAGGACAAGGAGACCGGGGAGAAAAAGGCGGACTTCATCAATGTGGTTGCCTGGCGCTCCACCGCCGAGTTTGTCTCCCGGTATTTCACCAAGGGCCGTATGGCCGTCGTGGAAGGCCGTCTCCAGATCCGGGATTACACGGACCGGAACGGCAATAAGCGCACCGCCGCAGAGGTAGTGGCCGACAACGTCTATTTTGGTGACTCCAAGCGGGACGCCGATGGCGGCGGCTATGCCGCGCCTCAACAGCCTGGAGACGGATTCGCTGAGCTTGAGGACGATGACGGCGATCTCCCCTTTTAAGGGGGTACCGAGATCATGGCGGGAAAACCGAAGACCGGGCTTGACTATGCCGGGTGGTCGGTGAATCTCTTTGACGGCGACACAAAGATCGACAAGCTCCTGGACGCACAGGGCTGGACCGGGTTCGGCATTTATTTTTACCTGTGCCAGATGGCTTACAAATTTGACGGATACTTCTACCGTTGGGCTTATGACGATTCTGCATCCACCGCAAGGCGGATGGGGGGCGGCATTGGGTCCGGGACCGTTGAGGAGACGGTGAGATACTGCTTGCAAATTGGTCTCTTTGATCAGGGGCTGTTTGACGGGTGGGGCATCTTAACGAGTAGAGGTATACAGAGGCGATTCTACGCCGCGATCCAGGAGCGGCGCAGAAAAGCCGTCATATCAGATTACTGGCTCCTTAACGATGAAGAATCGAGGGGTCTGGAAAAGTGCGCCTCATATGAGAATGCGCCACCTGCAAATGAGCATTTGCCACCGGCGGATGGTCATTTGCCCCAGGCAAATGCCTATAAAAGTAAAGTAAAGGAAAGTAAAGGAGAGGAGGTACGCGCGTGCGCGCGTAAGGACCCTGATATCGCTCATGTGTTTGGTTACTATTTTGACCACATCTGCCCCCAGATGACCCAAAGGGCAGCGGATGAGTTGAAGGCATATATCAGCGCTATGGGGCCTGAATGCTGCATTCGCGGGATGGACGAGGCCATCGAGGGCGGTGTATTGACTTGGAAATATGTAAAAGGCGTACTGGACGCCAAGCGGAAGCAGGGTGTGAAGAGCATGGAGGACTGGGACGAGCTGGAGAAGCGGAGAAATCAGACAGAACCGCCCACAGCTCCGCCGCGCCCTGCAAAGAGATATCAGACGGTGGAGATCGATGGGAAGCTGGTAGATGTAGAGGTGAAAGCATGAAACAGGGCATATCGCCCGACGTATCGCTTGCCGGGTCCATCCTGATCGACCCCAGGTGTCTGGATGAGGTGCGGCGGACGATTACGCCGGAGATGTTCGGGGACCGGCGGTGCCGGGCCATCTACGAGGCCGCCTGCGAGCTTTCCGACGAGGGAGCGACGGTAGACCCCGTGACGATCCGGAGCCGGGCGGCGGAGTGGGACGACGCCTTCTCGCAGCAGGCCATGGAGATCACGTTGACGGCGGCCAATGTGGGGGCATACTGTGAGGCGCTGCATACGGAGTTTCTGCGCCGGGAGCTGCTGGCGGGCATACAGGAGCGGGCGGACGCCCTGCTGGCGGGCCATGACCCGCTGGGAGAGGCGACGGAGCTGCTGACGCTGACGGAGCGCATCGCAGAGGGCAGCTACGACGCCGGAGTGGTATCGGCGCGGGAGGCGGCTGCGGAACTTCTGGAGGACCTGGACCGTGTAGATGAGGGGTATCGGGCCTTCGTGGAGACCGGAATTTCGGATCTTGACCGCATCCTGGGGGGCGGTCTGATCCGGGAGGGACTGTATATCCTGGCCGCCCGGCCTGGCTGCGGAAAAACCACGCTGGCCGCAGCGCTGGCGGAACGGATGCTGGAAAGGGGGAGGCGAATCCTTTTTATCAGCCTGGAGATGTCAAGAAAGCAGCTCATGGCCCGCAGGGTGGCGGCGGATGTGGGGCGTGCCACGGCGGCCCAGATCCTGCGGGGAGAACTGTCGGAGGAGGAGCGGAAAGCCGTGGGGGAAAGCCTCGTGAAGCTCGCCAAACGGCCATTGTTTTTTAACAGAAGGGCCTCCCTGAACACCTCTGAAATTCAGTTCCTCGCCAAACAGAACCGGGCGGATGTGGTGATCATCGACTACCTGGGACTGATGAAGCACGACGCAGGTAAGAGTCTTTATGAGCGAGTCACTGGCACAAGTAATCAGCTCAAGCGGATGGCGCGGGGCCTGGAGACGCCAGTTCTATGTCTGGCACAGCTCAATCGGGGAGTAGAGGGGCGGCAAAACCAGGAGCCGCGACTTTCCGATTTGCGGGACAGCGGAGCCATAGAGCAGGATGCGGACGGTGTACTGCTCATACACAGGCCGGCGATAGAGGATGCGGACGAATACGGTCCCACTCCCATGGAGGTCACAGTGGCGAAGAACCGCCACGGCAGGACGGGGAAAATTGAGCTCAACTGGTACATGAGGAGCGGACGAATACTGGAGGTGCGCCACCGTGGATAAGAGAGGGGCAAGGGCGATCCTGAAAGGGATGGAGATGAAATATCGGGCCATGATCGGAATTGGGTCTGATTTTGACGAGATATATGCGCAGTTTGTGGAGGCGCTGGAAATGGCGGGAAGGGCTCTGGACCATGATTAAATTTATGATCCCATATCCACCCACGAAAGCGGGTAAGACAGCGTGGAACAAGCGGTACGGGTTGAATGCCTACTACGCCGGGAAGCACCATCAGGTGAGGAAAAAAGACGCGCAGGAGCTGCACGCCATTGCCTGGTCGGCGATGAGACAGGCGAAGGTCAGAAAGAAAATGGTGACGGGACCAGTAGAAGTTAGATTCTATTGGGACGATAACTTGGACGTTGATAACCACGCCGTCATTGGGAAAGCCGTGGTGGACGCCATGAAGGGCTATTTGCTCCCGGATGATAACCGGAAGTGGATGCGTAAAGTGTCTCACGAGTTTTGGGGTGGTGGCGCTATCCTGGTTGAGGTACGAGAGTATGAGAAAAATACTGATTTACACCTGTGAGCGATGCGGAATTGAGTTTTCTGGGCGGAATAAGCGGAAAGGCCGCATCCTGTGCTCAAAGTGTACGGATATTGAGTGGGAGGCCCGGCGAAGAGAACGGAAACGGGCGAAATCAAGACCGCATGGGCAAAGCTTGGCACAGGTGGCGGCGGAGGCCCGGGCCCATGGGATGACGTATGGGCAGTGGGTGGCGCGGAGGGGAAATGGAAAATGAACACAACACAGCAAATTGATCTATTCCGCACAGGCCAACCGGATGAAGAGGCGATCCGGCTGCTCAAAAGCTACGAGAGCTTTGCCCTAAAAATGGATCCACGCGGATACTGTGTCTGTACATCCGAGGGTAAGGACAGCCGTGTATTGGGTCATCTCATGCGGAGAGCTGGAGTCAGGCACTTTTACATCCATAACATCACTGGTATTGACCCTCCTGAATTAGTGTATTTCCAACGCAAAAATTTCCAGCAATATGCCGATATGGGTTATGATGTCTATGACTGCATGTATGATATGTCAATTTGGCAGCTCATGAGGAAAAAAATGGTCCCACCGTTGCGACATATGCGGTATTGCTGTGAGCACCTGAAAGAGCGCAAGACGCCGGAACAAGGCAACGCCATGATTTCTACAGGAGTGCGAAAGGCGGAGAGCACAAGACGGGCAAAACAACGCGCAGAACTTGAGCACAACTATAAGCCTTTGTCTCCATACGACCAAGAAGGTGGGGTTGAAGTGGAGACGTTCCGGACCTGTTTTGATAATCCCGATTGGGGCCGCAATGGGCTCTGGACGATAAACCCAATCGCTGAATGGCCGGACCACTGGATTTGGGACTACTCAGAGGAGGCACACCTAGAGCAATGTAGCTTATACCAAGAGGGTTTTGACCGTTTGGGGTGTATTGGATGTCCTATGGCCAGATCATGCAATAGGCGTAAGGAGTTTAGTCGATGGCCAGGTTTCGAGCTGCTGTGGCGTAAAGCATTTGATACACTGGTCAAAATCAGAACAGAACATGGGAAAAAACAACGCTTTGCATCTGGGAGCGAATGGTTTGATTGGTGGATGTCAGACCAAGCGATGGAGGTACCAGATGATGAGATGCAAACCGCAATTTGCGAGGTGACAGACAGTGACAATTGAAGACCTGATTGAGCGGCTGCGGACCGAGAGCCTATACAAAGACAAAGCAACGCTCGAAATTATGGATTTGTGCATGGAGGCCGCCGAGGCACTCTCCACACTCAGGGCCGATCTGGAACAAGCGAAGCGGGGAGAGGGATGATTGCGGGAATGAGAATCCTGGTAGCCTGTGAGGAATCTCAGGAGGTGTGTAAAGCGTTTCGCGCGCTGGGCCACGAAGCGTATTCTTGTGATATCGAGCCTTGCTCTGGAGGACACCCTGAATGGCATTTGCAGGTAGATGCGCTCGAGTTGCTGAAAATGAAGTGGGACATGATTTTGGCATTTCCACCCTGTACCTATCTCAGTAACGCCGGGGCAAAGCACTTATTCCGTGGGGGGAAGCTGAACGAGGAGCGATACAAGAAAGGGATCGCAGCAAAGGAATTTTTCCTGTCATTCCTAAATGCTGATTGCCCTCGAATTGCGGTGGAAAACCCTGTATCAAGCCGCATATTTGAAATGCCGCCCCATACACAGGAAATACAGCCGTGGCAATTCGGACACCCGGTGCAAAAAAAGACAAGGCTATGGTTGAGAGGCCTGCCGCCACTAAAACCGACGGATGTTGTGCAGTATGAATGTGGTTGCCACGAGGCCGGAACATGGTTTATGAGGGGCGGAAAAGACAGACAAAAAAACAGGGCAAAAACATTCCCTGGACTCGCTGCGGCCATGGCCGAGCAGTGGGGATGAGCATGGAATGGAGGGATAAGCATGAAACCAATCCTGTTTAACATCGAAATGGTGAGGGCTATCATGGAGGGGCGGAAGACCGTCACGCGGCGGGTGGTGAAGCCGCAGCCGCCTGCCACATCCGTTGTACGGAAACGTGGTTGTGCTTGGGATTGGTCTTTCTGGGCAGATTGCAATATGGGGCACGTGATGAAGCTGCCATACCACCCTGGCGACATCCTGTGGGTGCGGGAAACGTGGAATGGAGACTGGTGTGACCATTATATCTACAAGGCGGACGGAGGCAGCGCAAAATCCGCCGGGTATACAGCAGAGCCGAAATGGCACCCATCCATCCACATGCCCAGGGAGGCCGCCCGGCTGTTCCTTCGGGTGACGGATGTGCGGGTGGAGCGGTTGCAGGACATTAACCTTGATCCTCCAGGGCCTAAAAATCAGGTAGTTCGCGAGGGGCTTCGCTATCTGAGCGACTTTATTGCAGTTTGGGACCGCACCATCAAGCCCGCAGACCTGCACCTCTATGGATGGGATGCCAACCCGTGGATACAGGTCATTGAGTTTGAGCGAATCAGCAAAGAGCAGGCCTTTGGAGGTGGCGGGGATGGCTGTGTTATCAAAGATTGAGCGTGTGCCATTTGGCGCGCCAACGCAAAGCGAAATCGCCCACTGTGAGGCCGCAAAGCAACATTTCTTGCGGTATTGTGATAGCGGGAAATGCATTAGAGGTCGGCAGCACGCGCTGAAAGCAAGTTGGCATGAGGGACTTTGCGTCGAATGCGCGTATAACCCGTATAACATGGCTGCCGGAGCCGGGTCAGCCAAAGTGGCGCATCAAGTGTGTCCGATGCGCCAGTGGGAGGATACTTACGGATAAGGACCCCGGTGGGCCAAGGAGGCGAGGAAAGAAAGGAAAGCATGACAAGTCAGCAAAAAAAGAATCGCTGTTAAAATATCGGGAAGCGATATGGTTAAGGAGGTCAACATGGACAAGCAAACGAAGCCCCGCATTTGCGAGGTGCTGGAGGAGATGAAGAATGGATAAGTATATCAAACGAGAAGCGTTGTATAAAGAATTGGAAACTTGGCGGGATGCTCACGCCAACATTGTAGATGGATACGGTCGTAAATTACTGGAAGATGTATTGTGGGCGGTGAATGCGCAACCGGGAGCAGACGTTGCTCCGGTGAGGCATGGGCATTGGGAGTTTTTGGGGCCAAATAGTCTAAACAGAAATTGTATGTGCGGAACCTGTAGCGCTTGTCACGTCAGATCGGTATACATCGTAAATACTGCAATTTGCCCCAACTGCGGCGCTTCGATGGGAAAAGGAGGACGGACAGCATGAGCGAGTGGATTAGCGTCAAGGAGAGGATGCCGGAACCTGGAAAACGTGTGCTTGCCACTATAGCAGCTCCCTTACATCTACGCCCAGCGCGCCCGCCAAGGCAATGGCGTTGGTGAGGGTGACATTGCCCATCTTGCCCTCGCCTTGTTCGATCCGTTGGATTTGTCTTGCATTGACGCCAGACCGTGTGGACAGTGCATCGATACTCATGTGTTTTTTGCGGCGGGCCCATTCAAGGTTTGTGATTGCCTTACCCCGGCAGTCGCGTCCATAAGACACCAGCGTGCAGACAGTGCAGTCACCGTCTGCACGCTGGCAATCGCCGTATTTCCTCCTCATTTGATCACCAAGTTGTAGTAGCCACGCTCACCGTCGTTGCCGAGCCGCTCCACGTCATCCAGACTATACCCACTAAAATACTTAGCTTGAGGGGTACCCCCTAGGCCAGGGAGGTCAGGGTGATGCTTGTACAGGTAACGCATAAGCTGTATTTTGACCGGCTCGGTTAAATCATCCGGGATGCCGCCAGGCGCGGCTGCGTCCAGGTGGAGATACCCATCTTTGACTTTGCGGTCATCGGACAAGACATCCCATCCACCTGCCGTAAATTTGACTACTGCTTTGCCGCCGAAGTAGGACAAAGCGATAAGAGTGATTTCGTTGGCTTTTTCCATTTTACATCCTCCTTTTTTGTTGCCATCGTGAGCTCCGGGGTGGGATTTCTGTTTTTAGATTTCGCTTTGCCATGCTTCAAATTTTGCGATCATCGTATCATCTGATACCCTGTAATACTCCACGATAATCCTTAAGTCCTCGTTTCCCTTTACGGGATTGTCTTTTCCCCACCAATCCCAGTCAAAGTTCTCTTGCACCTCTTCTTCGACGTCCACGTCTACAAGCTTGTCGCTGTATGTCTCCTCATAGTTATATCCGCTTCCGTCAACCCACTCTTTAATCGTGATAACTTCTCTTACTTTCATTTCCGTTCTCCTTCTGCCCTCGCAACCTCCGGGGCGGGACGTCCATGCGTTAATATTGCCAGGTGATTTGCTGCTCGTTGTCCATATCGACCCAAGCAAGTTTATAGGTCTTTTTGAGGCTGCTGCCGTAGTAGCCGCCAACCGTGACATATACACGGTGCTTTCCGTAGTTTTCCCACTCTCGTGCGTTCAGCTTGTAGCTATCATACGCGCTCATAATTTTTTCCGCTTTTTCCGTTAGGATTTCGATGGTTTCGTTTGTTAATCCGTAATTTTCCATTTTTTGTTCCTCCCGGTTTTGATCTGCCCGATCCCTTACTGTGATTATATTATACGCCAATATTGCCTAGTTGTCAAGACAAAATGCTAAAATTATCTGATATTTTTTTAGGAGGGGTGGACGTTGGATGAGTTCTCCAAAAGGTTGAGGAGGCTGAGGGAGAGCAGGCGTCCGGTGCGGAGTATGACGGTGACATCACAGTTGATGGGGCTAAGCCCTGACGCTTTGCGGAAATATGAGAGGGGTGAGGTAGAGCCCAAAATGACCGCTCTAAAATTGATCGCGGCATATTATAACATTAGCCTAGACGAACTTTGTAAAGGGGAGGATGAATAAACCTTAAATTTTTATAATCTCACAGAAAATATTGCGCACTCATAAAGTTTTATGAGCGGAAACCAGCATCTATGCGACAATGGGAGCGTGGGGGCGAATGCCTCCCGCTCCCTTCCATTTCCTCCTCCTTTTCCATCGCCGGGCCTCCCTCCCGGCAACGGCCCGCAGGCAAAGCCGTAAACCTGCAACATAGCCCGTAAGGGCTATATGTCCTTGTAGCTTATGAGGTAAGAGCGGCCCCATGATCGGGGCAGAGGCCGGTTCGAGCCCGGTCGAGGGCACAGAAAACCACGCCTGCCCTGGTCTCGGGGCGGAAGCGGGGAGATGAGAGACTATCCCCGGCGCGCTTGCCAGCTGAAAACTGCCGCAGTCGAGTGGCACGGGCGGAAAGCGCCGTGTCCGGAGACTAACCCAATTATCCGGGGCGGTGTGACAATCTAAGCGGGGCAGCGCATATATGCCGCGCCTATCCGCATGAGGATATGGACGGCCCTATGGATGTGCCCCGAGCTGCGGCGGGTGGCCCGCAGCAAATCAGGAGAGGGCAGACCCCGCTCACCGCCCTCTCCTCAATAAAACGAAACCACATGAGAGGTGGCGATCATGGCTGCACGGCTGACGGATAGGCAAAAAAAGAAAATAGTGGCTGACTATCTTGAGACTGGGAGCTATCGCGCTGCCGCCAAGAAAAACTGTGTTGCAGACGGGACAGTAAAGCGAATTGTTATTGGATGTGGCGATATTGAGCAAAAAGTAGCGCAAAAAAAAGAAGAGAACACCGCCGATATTCTCGCTTACATGGAGAGCCAAAAGAGACTAGTGTGCGAAATCATCGGTAAGGGACTGGCTGCCCTGAATGACCCGGACAAGCTGGCGGAGGCCACACCGGCGCAGATCACCACGGCAATCGGGACGCTGGTTGATAAATGGGCGCTCGTCAAGGGAGAAGGGGAAGAGGGCAAGGTGCAGGTGATTATTGATGTCTGAGGTGCGGCTTTCTTCTGTTATTGGGCCTGCTTTCCACTTGCTGGCCCGTGACGTGTTCCAGCACGGGCACACTCACTACGACCTTTCCGGGGGGCGTGGCTCCCTGAAATCATCTTGTGTTTCATTGTTGGCCCCATTGATTTTGATAAATAATCCGTGTACTCATGCATTGGTGCTCCGCAAGGTGGCAAACACCATCCGGGATAGCGTGTATGCTCAGTATCTTTGGGCAATTGGAGAGCTGGGCATGGCGCAGTATTGGGAGGCCAAAGTCCAGCCAATGGAGCTGATTTATAGGGCGACCGGGCAGAAGATTATGTTCCGTGGTGCTGACGATCCCATGAAGATCAAGTCTATCAAGGTGCCGTTTGGCTATATCGCCGTCACACACTTTGAGGAAAAGGACCAGTTTGCTGGGCGAGCTGAAATCCGCACTATCCTACAATCCACCATGCGCGGAGGCTCCAAGTTTTGGAATTTTGAGAGCTACAACCCGCCGATCAGCCGGGACAACTGGGCAAATAAGGATAGCCTGGAAGAGAGGGCGGACAGGCTGTGCCACAAGAGTACATACCTGGAGGCCCCGCCTGAATGGCTGGGGGCGCAGTTTTTAGCAGAAGCCGAACACCTGAAAGAAACGGATGAGCGGGCGTACCGGCATGAGTACTTGGGCGAAGCTGTCGGGACTGGCGGAAATGTGTTTGAAAATCTGGAATTGCGGGAGATCACAGACAAAGAGATTGCGTCTTTTGACAAGATTTATCAAGGCGTGGACTGGGGCTGGTTTCCCGATCCCTTTGCCTTTATCCGCCTCCACTATGACCGGGCCAGGGAAACAATATATCTAATGGACGAGATACACCAAAACAAACTGACTAACGAGGCAAGCGCGAGGTTGATCCTTTCCAAAGGATACAAGGATGCCTATATTACCTGCGACAGCGCGGAGCCGAAGTCATCGGCGGACTACCGGGCGATGGGCCTCCCGGCCAAAGAGGCTATCAAGGGACCTGGGAGTGTAGAGTACGGTATGAAGTGGCTGCAACGCCGAAAGATCGTTATTGACCGCAGAAGAACGCCAAATGCATACAACGAGTTTGTGAATTATGAGTATGAGCGAAATAAGGACGGAGAAATTATCAGCGGTTATCCTGATGAGAACAATCACCTGATTGACGCTACTAGATATGCCCTGGAAAGAGTATTCCGAAGGATGGGAGTAACGGCATGAATATTGCAGAAAAACTGAAAGAGCTTGGTTACTCCACGGTGCCGGGGGAGTTCTACACGAAGGTGCAGGAGTGGAAATCTTGGTATGTAGGAGATGTGAAGGGATTCCATCGGTACAAGGTCCGAAACGGAACGAGCATGGTTCGCTGCAAGCGGTACACCCTCAACATGGGCAAGAAAATCCCGGAAGATTGGGCGAACCTAATTATGAACGAGCGGGTTGAAATCACCCTGGATGGCACGAAAGAGCAGGAGTTCATAGACAGGGTGCTGGAAGAGAACAACTTCCGGGTGCGATCCAACGAGATGCAGGAAATGGCATTCGCTCTTGGCACAGTGGCTTTTATTCCACGCGTAGTTGGCATGGAGGTCACAGAGACGGGCCCCGTTCCCGGGAGTGCCACCGATATCATCATAGACTATGTGACGGTGGAGCACATTTGGCCCCTGTCTTGGCGGAACGGAATCATTACGGAATGCGCCTTTGACAGCATCGTCAACGTAAACGGGGACGATTACTGCTATCTGCAAATCCACCGGGAGGTAAACGGACTGTATGACATTGAGAACCGGCTATATACATACCGCAACCAGAACGTGGATACGGAAGTGGCGCTGACCTCTGTGCAGGGCTTTGAAAGGGTGCCGCCTGTGGTTCATACGGGTTCTGACCTGAGGCAATTCGTCATTGACCGGCCTAATATCGCCAACAACTTCGATTACTCCATTCCACTCGGGATTTCGGTTTATGCCAACGCCATCGACAATATGAAGGGCGTTGATATTGCTTTTGACAGCTACGTCAATGAGTTTGTGCTTGGGAAAAAGCGGGTGATGGTCAAGCCTTCCGCACAACAGTATTTGGACGGGGAGCCGGTTTTTGACCCTGATGATCTGGCCTATTATGTGCTGCCGGAAGACATCGAGGGTGGGGCCATCATCCAGCCAATCGACATGCAGCTTCGGACAGCGGAGCACAGCGAGGGCATTCAGACACAACTCAATTTGCTTTCCAGCAAGTGCGGCTTTGGAGAGACGTATTATCGATTTAACGGCGGGAACATCACCACGGCTACTCAGGTCATCAGTGAGAACAGCACTATGTTCCGCACCATAAAAAAGCATGAGATCATCCTGGAGAGCGCCATCAAGGAACTGTGCCGGATTATTCTCCGCCTAGGCAACACAGCTATGGGTGCAGGGTTGAGTGAGGATGCGGAGGTCACTATTGATTTCGATGATTCCATCATTGAGGACAAGCAGTCCGATTTTGCCCGTGATATGCAGCTCCTAAACGCCGGGATTATGAACGACTGGGAATTTCGGGCCAAGTGGATGAATGAGGATTACGAGACGGCCAAGAAGATGCTGCCGAAGATGGAGGATATGACGACGGATGGGCAGAGTGAAATAGAGTAGTTTGAACACAAGCGGATAGCTCGACGGGGTGAAAAGTGGACAGCCTTACCACCTGCCGCTTGTTTCAAAATAAGGCGATTACGAAAGGCGGTAATTATGGGACAGTTTATTGATTTGACTGGACAGCGGTTTGGACGTTGGACTGTCATTGATAGAGCAGAAGACCATTTCACAAAATCAGGGGCCAGAATGACGATGTGGAACTGTGTTTGTGATTGCGGAAAAAAGAAATCTGTTTCTGGCAATTCGCTTAGAAAAGGAGCTTCAATTTCCTGCGGGTGTATTACTACAGATAATTTGATTGCCAATAACAAAAAACGAGCAAAGCACAACGGATGCAAAAGAGGCAAGAGAGAGCGGTTGTATGGAGTTTGGTGGGCGATGCACCAACGTTGCTACTATAAGCGGCATAAAAACTATAGCGAGTATGGCGGCCGTGGTATTTCGATGTGTGATAAATGGCGTAAAGAGTATGAATCATTTAGGAGATGGGCTATCTTAAACGGATATGATGAGAATGCACCATACGGAGAGTGTACTATTGATCGTATAGACGTTAATGGAGATTATTGCCCAGAAAATTGCAGATGGGTTAACGCAAAAGCGCAGGCCAATAATAGGCGGCCAAGAAGAAAGAAGGTGGTGGCATGAAGCCATACCCCCTTTAGCCCAGAGCTTCTTGACGCCCTCCCCGAGGAGCTAACAGAACTATACCGCTCTCTGGAACTGAAACTGCTGGACGAGATATGCTCCCGGTTGAAAATCGCCGGTGAGCTGAACGAGGTGACGGTGCAGGACATCCGGGCGCTGCGTTCCCACGGTATCAGCCTGGAGGAGATAGAAAAGGCCATCCAACGCACCGCAAACATCAGCCAGCGGGACCTTAAAAAGCTGCTGGACGACGTAGTAGAGCGTAACCAGCGGTATTATCGGGAAATCATGGACCTTGCGGGCGTGACTGCCCCTGAGACGCTGGTGAGTGTCGCCGACATCGCCGCCATTATGGCACAGGCACAGAGAGAGATCGGCAATCTGACCCGATCTATGGGATTCCTGGTGGACAACGGGCGGACGATGCTTCCTCCTGCAAGGGCCTATCAATGGGCGCTGGACAATGCCGAAATGCAGGTCATGAGCGGGACTATCTCTTACAATCAGGCTATCAAAAGCGCTGTCAAACAGTTGGCGGGCAGTGGAATCAATGTCGTGGACTATGAGAGCGGACACCGAGACCAAATCGACGTGGCTGCCCGCCGTGCGGTGATGACGGGCGTATCCCAGCTTTGTGCCAAGTACACGGAGCAGAGCGCCGAATATCTGGAGACGCCGTATTTTGAGGTGTCCGCCCATATTGGGGCACGGGACAAGGGTGTTGGCTGGCAAAATCATAAGGCATGGCAGGGCCGGGTGTACTCTGTAAAGATCGAAGACAAGTATCCGAGCATTTATGAGGTGTGCGGGCTTGGCTATGTGGACGGCTTGGAGGGTGCAAACTGCAGGCATATCAGGACGGCCTTTGTGGATGGTGTGATGGAGCGTACATACACCGACGAGGAGCTTGCCCACATTGACGACGGCCACGATGTGGACTTTGAGGGTAAGCACTATACAGCCTATGAGGCCACGCAAAAGCAGAGACAAATCGAGCGCACCGTCCGCAAGCTAAAGCGGGAGCAGACCGCATACAAGTCCGCAGGCCTGACAGAGGATGCCCAGGCTGTCACGGCGAGGATACGCTGCCTGAACGCCAAATACAAGGCGTTCAGCGAGGCGGCGGGGCTGCCGTTGCAGCGGGAAAGAATGCAAGTTCATTATAGTTAATAATCGCCAGAGAAGGCGTTAAAACCCAAACGGCAGAGAAGCCGAAAATCCCAAATATAAGACAGAGAAGTCTTTAAAACCCAAAGGAGAAGCATCATGGCAAACATTGACACAAGTACGATTGAAGGATTCGACGGCATGACCGCCGACGAAAAAGTAACGGCGCTGCTCAGTTTTCAAATCCCCGACCCTGTTGACCTGTCTGGATATGTGAAAAAGGATGTCTTTGACACGAAAGCAACGGAGGCCGCCTCCCTCGCAAAGCAGCTGAAAACGAAAACGACAGAGGCGGATACCGCCGCCGGGACGCTTTCCACGACACAAGCAGAGTTGGAGGCGCTCAAGCGAAGCTATTATGTCGCATCCAAGGGCCTGACCGGCGAGGAAGCGGAGTTCATCGCCTTCAAGGCCGGAAAGATGGTGGACGATAAGACCACCTTCGAGCAGGCCGTGGACGCGCTGACTGCTGACCGAAAGAAAACCACTTTCGATTGGACTGCTCCTGTGGGCGGCGGAAGCACGAAAACAGGAGAAAACGATGTAATGAACGCCCTGATTAGGGGCGCACTCAAGTAAGAAAGGAGCCTATCAATGGCTGACATTATCGACAGAAGCAAACTTTCCGGGCTTATCCCCGAGCCTGTGACCCGTGAGATTATCCAGGGGGCAGTAACGGAGTCCGCCGTGCTGCGGATGGCCCGGCGGCTGCCCAATATGACCAGCAAGACCCAGACCCTCAATGTGCTGGATGCGCTACCCACCGCCTACTTTGTCAACGGCGAGGCGGCCACCGGAGCGACCGACTCCAAGGCGTCCCTGAAAAAGACCACCAACATGGCGTGGGACAAGAAGAAAATTTACGCTGAGGAGATTGCCGTCATTGTCCCTATTCCGGAGGCAGTGTTGGATGACAGCGATTATGATATTTGGGGTGAGGTTCGTCCTCGTTTGACTGAGGCATTCGGCAAGGTGATCGACGCCGCAATCCTGTACGGCACGGACAAGCCTACCTCCTGGCGCGATGGCCTTGTGCCCTCGGCCACCACCGCAGGCGCTGTTGTGACGGCTACCAGCGATATTTTCAAGGATATCATGGGCGAGGGCGGCGTAATTGCTAAAGTGGAGGAGAGCGGTTACATCCCAAACGGCGTAATGGCTGCCATTCAGATGCGCGCCAAGCTGCGCGGCCTTGTAGACAAGAACGGTCAGCCCATCTTTAAGACCGATATGCAGGGAGATACCCGCTATGCCCTGGACGGTATGTCCATGTATTTCCCCGTAAACGGTGCTTATGATCCGGAGGAGTCCCTCGCTATCGTGGGCGATTGGAGCCAACTGGTTTATGCGATCCGTCAGAATATGACCTTCAAGATCTTCGACAGCGGCGTGGTGCAGGATCCCACCACCGGAAACATCCTCTATAACCTGATGCAAAACGATATGGTGGCGCTCCGCGCGGTCATGCGTCTGGGGTGGGAAATCCCCAACCCCATCAACGCTTATAATGTCGGGAATACCAAGGCTTTCCCGTTTTCCGTCTACGCCCCGGCGGGGGAATGAGTGCGCGCCTCTCGGGGCTGACGATTGGCGCGCTGATGCTTACTCCGCCGTTTGACCCGGACACGACGGAGTACACAGCCACAACCACAAATGCGACCAATACGGTGACCGCTACACCGGAGGATGAGGACGCCACAGTCACCATCCTGAACGGCGGTGCGCCGGTTGAAAACGGCACCGCCGCAACGTGGGTGGACGGCGCAAACACCCTGACCATTACGGTGAAAAACGGGACGGCCCAGAAAGTTTATTCCGTAAACGTCACAAAATCGACCTAAAAGGAGGCTTTGCAATGGCTTACGCAGACTATGAGTATTACACAACCACATATCTGGGGACAGCCATTAAAGAGGCCGACTTTCCGCACCTGTCTCTGCGTGCAAGTTCCTTTTTGGATTACTACACGCAGGGCCGGGCGGCCCAAAACTCAGACCTGGACGCCCTAAAAATGGCGTGCTGCGCTGTTTCGGAGCAGTACCAAGTCATCGATACAGCGCGAGCGTTGGCACAAAAAGCACTGTCCTCCTCCCTCTCTTCTGAGGGGGGTGAGCTGCAAAGTCAGACTGTTGGCAGCTGGTCCAAGACCTACAGAAGCGCTGGGGACAGTGCTGCACAAGCAACAGCCTCCGCCTCCTCCGCCCAGGCATTGCTTGCCAATGTTGCTAGTCAGTATTTGGCCGGTACGGGACTCCTGTATCGTGGGAGGAGGTGCGGCTGTGGATATGTTCCCCCATGTTGTGACAGTCTATAACACAGAAACCACGGAGCTCCCTGAGAACAATTTTGAACCATCCCTAGTCAATCATATCACAGTACTGCGTGGGGTCCTCCTGGATGCTTCCAAGGGCTCTAACGTGGCGAAAAGCGGCTTAGAGGGTGCGGACGCGGTAATCCTCTATATTCCGGTCAGCGTGGAGGCCGTGGACGGTGTGACCGGTGCGGCAAAGCGGTACATTGGCCCTATTGAGTTCTGGCGATCGGATGATAAATCCTCCCTATGGACCCTTTCTGTGAGCCGCAACTGCTTTTTTGTCAAGGGGGAAGCAGTACACCCGGACTGGACAGTACAGACTATAGAGGCCGCCTATGACGACGTGTATGACGTGACAAAGGTAGATTTTAAAGACTTCGGTGGGGATATGTCGCACTGGGAAGTCGGGGGGAAATAAAGTGCTGAAATTCACGGTGCACACCGATGGCTTAGAGTCCATCAAGGACAAGCTAGCTGAGGGATGTACTAAAGCGGAGCATACTGTGGCACTCCAAGTGAGAAAAGACACGTCGCCGTATGTGCCGGCGTTGACAGGCAGCCTGGATACACGGACACGGGTTGACGGTTCGGAGGTGATATACCCGGGCCCATATGCCCGCTATCTCTATTACGGCAAAGTCATGGTGGATTCTGCAACCGGGAAAGGCCCCATGCGCATTGTGAGTGAGGATGGGACAGAGGTAATCCGATTCCGCAAGGGAGCAAAGCTAAAGCCGACAGATCGGGACCTTAAGATACGGCGTTCTATGCACCGCAAAGCGCAATCTTATTGGTTTGAAGCCAGCAAAGCAAAGAATCTTCCCAAATGGCTATGTGTGGCAAAGGAGGCAACATTGCATGAGCTCAAATGAAAAACAGAGGTTGTCTGTCTCTGCGTCAGAGCGCAGCAAGATTGACCGGAAAGTTTTGGCGTGGCTAAATCAATACCCAGGCTTGCCGATTTCTGTAGTAAAAACAGAGCCGCAGCTGCCAATCAACGAAAGGGGAATGGCGCTGTCTGCTTCCACAAACGCCTATTACAGCAGACACTTTATTCTTGGAGGCTATCAAGCGGAGTATTCGTTCAAAATTATTTATCGTATTAAGCCGGGAATTGGCAGTATGGACGCAAGGCTTGACGCACTGGAAACATTAAATTTGATGGGAGACTGGTGTAGCGAAAACTTCCCTGACTTGGGCGAGGAAATCCGTGTGCAGAAAGTAACCCCAACATCCTCCGCAGAACTTTATGCCCCGTATGAGAACGGAGACGAAGATTATTTTATCGAAATGAAGCTGACCTATGAGGTCGGCGTTTGAAAGGAGAAAGCATAATGGCAGACCTTGAATTTAACACTACGGCGGGCCAGACCATTGCCCGAGAACTTCTGATTGCCTATCTTAACACAGGGACCGCGGAGTCTCCCTCATGGAGTGCGTTCGGCAAACGCGTAGAAGACTCCGATGAGGAAATGGACTGGAGCCAGGAGTCCACGCAGGACATCCTTGGGAACACCTGGACCACCATGAAGAAGCCCATCATTACCCAGTCTTTTGACCCCATCCCTATGGACGCCGGAGACGCTGCCGCAGTAAAGCTGTGGAATCTTGGTGTAAAGGACCAGAACGCCCAGTCTCTTGCCAACCAGGATATGCTGATCGCTCATTTCTACGCTGATTCCGGCGAGGCCACCTTTGCAGAGCGGTACAGCGGGAGCGCCATTGCCGTGACCCGCATTGGCGGCGAGGGCGGAGGCAACCTGGAAATTTCCACAGAGATCACCTACGGCGGCGAGCGTACCCTTGGTACGGTGACGAGAACCGGCAGCACGGTCACCTTTACTCCTGACGGGGCGGTGTAACACATGAAGGAACTGAACTTTGAATCGGGCCTTGTTACTTACTCCCTGAACGGAAAGTGTGAGGTCACATTTAACCCAACCGACAGCAACTTTGTGGAGCGCCTTTATTCCGCCTTTGAGGAACTAGACAAGAAGCAGGAGGGGTACAAGGCCCAGGTCGAGAAGATGGCAAACAAACGAGAGGTGTTTGACTTTGCCAGGGAACGGGACGCGGAAATGCGGGGAATCATCGACGGCCTGTTTGGCGTTCCAGTGAGTGATGTACTCTTTGGCGATATGAACGTTTACGCTGTGGCCGCTGGGCTTCCGGCGTGGTGCAACCTGATGCTGGCCGTGATGGACGAAATCGACAGCACATACACCAGAGAACAGAAATCAACCAATCCGCGCATTGCAAAATACACTGCAAAATATCAGAAGTACCACAAGTGAGGTAGTACGGCATGGGTTACGGACTCCCAAAAAGTGTTGAAATAGACGGGCAGGAATTTGCCGTTCGCTATGACTTCCGGGTCATCCTGGACATTTTCGAGGCAATAAACGACCCGGAACTAAGCGACGAGGACCGTGCCCTTGCCGTGCTCCATATGTTCTATGTGGACTTCGAGGCGCTGACCGACTACGACGTTGCGTTAAAAGAGTGCTTCAAATTTATCAACGGCGGCCAGGAGCAGGAGGGGCAAAAAAAGCAGCCCCAGCTTGTGGCGTGGGAGCAAGACTTCCAGTACATCGTGGCGCCGGTCAACCGGGTGCTGGGCTATGAGACCAGGGCGTTAGAGTACGACCAGGAGGGCAACACAGGCGGCGTACACTGGTGGACCTTTCTTTCCGCGTACATGGAAATTGGAGACTGCCTGTTCGCTCAAATCGTTGGCATTAGAAGCAAAAAGGCAAAAGGCAAAAAGCTGGATAAGACCGAACAAGAATTTTACAGAAAAAATAAAGAAATTGTAGACATAAAGGTCTGCTACACAGAGTCGGAGGAAGCACTAATCAAGGCGTGGACATAAAAAAGCCGCCCCCAAAGGAGCGGCCTTGGTCATCAATTTGGGTAGACCGTAATCACATCGCTTTCCGTCAATTGGTTCAGCGTCTCGCTATTTAAGACAGAAAGGCGGAACTCCACTTTTTCAACATCTTCAAGCGGCGTCTCACAGAACACGATGAAGGAGCCAGTCACACTTTTCCCTGAAAGAGCAGTCACGGGCAAGCCTGTCCCTGTGGAACAGTGAGAATTGTCCACATAGACATCATCGAGCACGTACATTTGCTCTACGTCGCCTGTGTTGTCCACGGAGAGGGAGACATAAAAGCACCCATCCACTAAGTCGGAGCTGGAGCAGCCCTTGTACTCCGCCTCGAAGCCATCACCGGAAAATGTCAAGGTTTTGGCTGTGTGGTCGCCCTGAGTGTTCTGGGCGCTGGACGTTCTACCGCCCATGGAACCGGCCACGACGGCCACACAGCCAATGACGGCGATCACCGCTACCACCGCGCAGGCAACATAGACGCCCTGGTGCTGTTTCGCCCCGCAGCGGGGGCAGGCTTTTTCCGACTTTGCGATTTCCGCCCCGCAAGTCTTACATTTCATCAGTTTTCCCATTTCAATTTCCCTCCAAAGGTGGTGATTTTATGGCAGCAGATGGTTCCATCATCATTGACACCAGAATTGATGATAAAAAAGCGCAACAGGGACTAAACCGACTTAACCGGAAGATTCAAACGCTCAACGACCAAATTTATGTCAAGCAACAGCAGAAAATGCCTTTGGTGGAACAGTCAAAGGAACTGGGTGCGCAGCTTGACGCCGCAAAGGCAAAGTTGGCTTCTCTCCAAAGCACAAGCTACGGCGGTGTAGGTAAAGCGGAAATCCAGGAGCAAAAGGAGCAGGTGCGTCTGCTTCAAAGCGAATGGAACAAGGTACAAGGTCAGGTTGAAAGCTACAACAACGCAATCAGTAAGGCAAGCTTAGAGCTTAACCTGTCAAAAGAGCGGGCCGGAGCCATTCAGGCGCAGCTTGCTACCGGAAGCGCTAGTGGGAAAAAACTGGCTAATTCGATGAATCAAGCCAGAAAACAGGCGTCTCGTTTTGCTGACAACATCGGGCGGGCAATCGGAATGAGCCTTATGTTCAGCTTTGCGTTCCGGGCGGTGACTGCGTTTACAGAGTGGATGGGGAAAGTCATCAAAGTAAACGATGAAGCGTCGGAAGCCGTTGGACGGCTCAAGGGCGCTTTACTGACGATGGTTCAGCCGCTTTTCAACGTCATTATACCAGCCTTCACAACATTTGTAAATATTCTGAGTCGAATCGTCACCGCCATATCGAGCGTTGTATCCGCTATGTTTGGCATGACGCAAGAGCAGGCGGCAAAGGCGGCGGAGGAACTGTATAAGGAAACAGAAGCCCTGAACGGTGTAGGGAACGCGGCAAAAGACGCGGAGAAGTCGCTTGCCAGCTTTGACACCATCAATAAGCTGTCTGAAAACGAACAAGGGAGAGGCGCTGGAGCGGCTGCTTCGGAGGGCATCAGCCCGATTTTTGAGGATTTTAACACAGAAGAATACAAGCGGAAAATTGACGAGCTGACGGCGTATGTTTCTGGTGCACTACTTGCACTTGGCGCTCTTCTTGCCTTTTCTGGCGTCAATGTCCCCCTCGGCCTTGCGCTTATGGCGGCGGGAGCAATCGGCCTTGTTTCTGTGCTCGCTGAAAACTGGGGCGCTCTTGATGGTCCTTTGCAAGCGGCCATTACAAGAGTCCTTGTAATTCTTGGCACGGCAGCTTTGGTAATTGGTGCAGTATTGGCGTTTTCCGGTGCAAATCTTCCTCTTGGCATCGGGCTTATGGTAGCTGGAGCCGCGGCTCTTGCAGCGGCGGCGGCCATAAACTGGGGGTCAATGGATGCCGAAGTGAGAAACACCATTACCGGCATTTTGGAAATCGTAAGTGGTGCGCTTTTGGTTCTGGGCGCTGTCTTTACATTTTCTGGTGCCAATATTCCCCTTGGCATTGGGTTACTGGTGGCTGGGGCCGCTTCTCTTGCTACGACCGTTGCGCTTAATTGGGATGGCGCGACCACAAGTATTAAACAGGTAGTCACGGACATTTTACTTCTGATGGGCACAGCTTTTTTGGTAATTGGCGCTGTGCTCACGTTTTCCGGCGCAAATCTTCCTCTTGGCATCGGGCTTATGGTAGCTGGAGCCGTTGGGCTGGCTTCTGCCGCCGCCTTAAACTGGGAAACCGTTCAGGCGGCTTTACAAGGCCCTATTGGAGCTATTATCGCCGCTGTCAGCGCAGCACTTCTTGTTCTTGGCGCGGTTTTCGTTTTTACTGGCACAAACCTCCCTCTTGGGATTGGCCTTTTGATCGTGGGGGCCGTAGGACTTGCAACAACGGCAGTTGTTAATTGGGAAACAATTCAAACGGCAATGCAAGGCCCCATCGGGGCGGTGACTGCAATAGTTAGCGGCGCTTTGCTTGTGCTTGGCGTGGTTTTGCTGTTTACCGGGGCCGGTATACCGCTAGGACTTGGGCTGATCGCCGTAGGAGCTGCCGGGCTTGTTCTCGCAATCACGCCAAACTGGAATTTCATTCAGGATGCAATTTCTGGGGCCTGGGACAGCTTTGTATCCTGGTGGGATGCTGGGCCAGCCAAATTCTTTACGCTGGATTATTGGGCAAACCTCGGGGAAGACATACTCAATGGTTTGCTTAACGGGCTTAAAAGCGTTTGGTCGAGTGTCACAAACTGGGTGTCAGAAAAAGTCGGCTGGATAACAGGCCAATTCACAGACGCAAAAAATTCTGCGCCAACAATAAATTCTTCCTCAACCAGAATGTCTGCTGCTATTAGCACAAAAAGCATTCCGGCTCTGGCCCGTGGCGCCGTCATTCCGCCCAACCGGGAGTTTTTGGCTATTCTGGGTGATCAAAAGAGCGGGACCAATATCGAGGCCCCCGCATCTGAAATTGAAGCTGCCGTTGCTCGCGGAATGCAGTCGGGCAGTGGGGTTTACGGCGGCCAGCTCACGATTACTATAAAGCCCGCATCCGGGTTAACGCGATACCTGAGTTACGAGCTGGACGACGAGTCAAAGCGGCGTGGATATAAGTTAGTCAAGGCTTAAGGGGGCAACTTATGAGTGCGAACTATGTAAAAATTAATGGTCAGCCCTTCGACGCCAAAGTAGCGATTTCGGACTATGAAGAAAACTTTAACGTGCTGGATGGAGAAAATGCCGGGCGAGTGAAGAATGGAAGCATGGTCAGGGATGTCATAGGTACATATATTGGGCATAAAATTACCTTTTTCAGCGCTGGTAACATAGGGGAATTTGACGCCCTGTGGGATTACCTGGTGCAGCACTCTGTGGATGACTTTGTAACACTCGAAGCCGCCGATGGGCAAAGCACCATTATATACGAAGCATATTATACATCCGGCAAAAGAAAAATACGAACGGTGCAGGACGATGTAAACTACTGGGACGAAATAGAAGTCAATTTTGTTCCAGTTAACCCGCAGGTGACGCCATGAGCTATAAAATTATATATGGGGACCGGACATTTACAGCCAAGGATATCAAGGAGGGACATTGTTTTATCGGCAATTCCATTGCTGGAGATGAGCTCACAATTGATACCTTGGATGTGACGGTGAAAAGCTTCGACACGCAGTTTTTCCCGCTGACGGACTCGGACGGGTATCTCCTGTGTGATTCAAACGGACACTTCCTTGTAGCCAGGCCCAGACTGGATGATCTGACACAGTATGTCTATGGCGAGCCAGTATATTACTACCATGACGATGTGCTGATCGGTAAGTTTTTTCTGTCCTCTGTAATGCGGGTGGGACTAATCCATTATAAGCTCTCCTGCATTTCAGGGGTCGGCCTGCTGGACAATACCCAGCATTACGGCGGTATGTACACGGGACAAGCCTTGTCCGATGTAGTCGCGGATATTATTTCCGGCACGGTAGAGTACAGCATAGACGAGGCATATCAAAGCATCCCAGTCTATAACTGGCTGCCCATCGGGACGCGAAGAGAAAACCTCCATCAGCTTTTGTTTGTGATGGGGCTCGCGCTGAAAAAAGACGCAAACGGAATTATACGGATCACAGCTCTCACAGACAGCGATCCAGCGGAAATCGAAGAGAGCCGTTTGTTTTCGGGCGGCAGCATTGATTACAACACACCGTCCACAGCGGTTTCGGTTGCGGAGCACACATACATAGCATTTGCATCCGACGAGACGGCCACGTTGTTTTCGGGCGAGGCGGCGGCGGAAGATATCATTACTCCCAATGGATTCAATGTATCTGGTGTGCTTGTGCCGTTTGATGACCCGATACATGATCTTCGGATTGACAACGGGGAAATTTTAGAGAGCGGCGTAAACTACGCCGTACTGGCACAGAGCGCAGATTGCCTCCTCACCGGTCAAAAGTATACGCACATTGTACGGGAAGTTTTACGCGGCGAGGCCGGGGCCAGCAAGGACAACACCGCTACTGTTACGGACGCGACGCTTGTAAATCTGGCAAATTCCGAAAATGTGGCCGAGCGCGTACTTGCTTACTACAGCAACGCGCGCACTGTCTCCAATGATCTTGTGGTCGGTACGGAACGTCCAGGCGACCCAATAAGCATGGATGACCCGTTTGGCGATCCAATAACGGGCATTATAAAGTCCATGGATATCAATATATCCAATTTGCTCAGAGCGCAAACCGAATTTGTGGAGGGGTACACACCCACCGGAATTGGCAATTATTATGAGCACCTGCGTATCTTCACCGAAGATGAGACGATCACAATCCCGGCAGAGGCAAAGGGTAAGGCGCGCCTTGTCCTCATCTCAGGCGGCCAAGGCGGTGCATCAGGCGAAAAAGGCGCAGACGGCACCAACGAAAGTAAAAGCGATGGAAACGGCGGTAAGCCTGGTGCGGGTGGTAAAGCTGGTAAGGGCGGTTCCGGAGGCCGTATTTACATTGCTACGATCTCGGTAACTCCGGGACAAACCTTTGTGGTGAAAATTGGACGAGGCGGAGTCTTCGGTGCCTACTCAGAAGAGGGATCACAAGAGGGTTCGCTTGGCGGGGACACCACTTTTGGAGAATACTCTACCGCAAATGGCCGTGCGTCTGAGACCGGATTTGTCGAAATGTTCAGCGGGGTCGCATACGGGCTGTCCGGTGATGACGGTGTGGACGGAGGCAGCGGCAGTGGAGAAGACGGCGAGGGAGAAAGCGTCGTATATAATGGCGTTACATACACACCTGGCGCGCAGGGAGAAACCGCGAGATACGAGAGCAGCAAAATGACCGTTGTAGGTATTGGCGGCTATGGCGGCGGTGCAGCAGCAGGTCACAACGGAAAAGACGGCGACTCAGGCTCCGCTACTTATAACGGCGGAGATGGATACGGCACCGGCGGCGACGGTGGCGCTGGCGCGGATGCGGACGCTCCAGCCACTACTCAGTACCGTGGCAGAGGCGGAACGGGCGGCAACGGCGGTGGCGGCGGCGGTGCAGCGGGAGGCGCGTCGAATAACAATGTAACAAACAATAAATGGGATGGCGAGAACGGTATCGGCGGTGCGGGAAGCCGTGGCGGTACTGGAGGGCTCGGAATTGCCTTTTTGTATTATTGAGGTGATAGCGTGGCAAGTATTATAAAAAAACTGATCAACGGGATTTTGAGCGACGTAATACAGCTCGAACACTCCGCCCAAGATATCGATGACGCCATAACCAAAACATCTCAGCTCACAGGGCGTAATCTGCTGGACAATTGGTACTTTGCGGACCCGATCAATCAGCGGGGAAAAACGAGTTACACTGGCGCGGTATATGGGATTGACCGCTGGCGTAGTTCTGCCGGGAACACGATTGCCGTTGAACCCTCTGGGATGCGCATCACAGGGAGTAATGATACCTCATTTTCGAACATGATTCAGCAAAATTTTCCAGAAGAGCTGCTAAATGCTCTGGACGGGAAAACCGTTACAGCGTCTATCCTTGTATCCGAGAATACGGGCGGTGGAGCTGTAGCCGCCAGGCTGGGGGCAACCGCTGGAAGTACTATTACGACGGGGCTGCCTACACTTACGGCGACATTTAATAAGAGCTCACATTCCTATTTTTGTATCCAGTGTGCCACCCCAAAAACCGCAAATTTCGTAGTTCAGGCGGTTAAACTCGAGCTCGGCACTCAACAGACCTTAGCGCGAAAGGCTGTAGACGGTACGTGGGTACTGATCGACCCGCCGCCTAATAAGGCGGAAGAGCTAGCTAAGTGTCAGAGGTATTTCTACAGAAAAAAAGGCACTGATTCCTATTCAAATTATGGCAACGGTTATATCAACTCCGCAAATGGTGCATTTATTTTCGTTAATGCGCCAGAAATGCGAGTTGCGCCGACTGTTGCGGCAAGCGGCAATTTTAGATTAAGCACGCCAGGAACAGCAATTTCAGTTACTTCAATTTCTTCCGGCGGGGCATCCACTAATGGGTTTAATAGGATTTCTGCATCTGCTACAAACTCGTTAACATCTAATACGCCGGTAATGCTGCAAGCAAACAATGACGCGTCTACATACATTGACTTTTCCGCAGACCTATAAGGAGGCAACAACATGGAAGGGACAAAATCCAAAGTGTACGTCCTCCTTGACGGGGACAAGATCATCCGCTGCGAGGGCGGGTATACCATGAGCAACATCCAGGACATTGACGCCTGGACGTACATCGACGAGGGCAGCGGCGACCGCTACAACCTGTGCCAAATCCACTACTTTGACGGGGGCTTATACACTGACGATGGCATCACCCGGTATAAGCTGGAGGACGGTCATGCAGCAGCACGTACCGATGAGGAGATCGAGGCGGACCGTGCAGCGCTGCCCAAGCCATGCCCTCCTGACCTTGCGTCTCGCGTGGAAGCGCTAGAGGAGATCACCGCAGCAATTGAGAGAGGGCTATCCACATGAGACTAAGAGCAACAGGCCAAACGCTGGAGTTAGTAGAGTCTGAACGACTGGTCTCCGGGTCGGTAGAAATCTATACGGCAGAATTTGAGTTTGACGCGGCCTGGGATGGGTATGCAAAAACAGCGGTATTTACGGACGATATGGGCCGCAGTGCTGAGGTCGCATTGGCAGAAAATACATGCACAATCCCGTGGGAAATCCTTCGGGCGGGCAAGTACATCCATGTAGGCGTATATGGAGTAAATGGGGACAAGCGATATCCAACGATCTACACGGCAAATGGACTCAGGGTCTTTGAGGGCGCATTGCCCGCAAACCCATCTCAACCTCCAAGCCCCACAGAGTATGAGCAGCTATTGAGCATGATCGGAGACACGTCGGCCCTCAAAACCACGGACAAGTCCTCTTTGGTTGCGGCAATCAATGAGATATACCAAGCAGGCGGCGGCGGAAAGTCCGTTACAGATGCCCAAGTAAATGAGGACGGCGACCTTATCATCACCCTGTCAGACGGCACCACCATCAACGCGGGGCATGTAGTGGGCGCGGATGGTGTGCAAGGACCGGAAGGACCTCAAGGGCCGCCTGGCACGGAAGGAGAGCAGGGACCAGCGGGGCCCAAGGGAGACACCGGGGGGGCAAGGCCCGCAGGGGCCAAAAGGTGACACCGGAGACACCGGCCCGCAGGGTCCCGCAGGTGCGGATGGCGTCGGCCTCCCCACGGTGACCGTAGAGGACAACGGCATGTATGCGGGCGTGGTGGACGGAGCGTGGGGCAAGGTGAGCGCGCCGGGTGGGAGCGGAGAGTGGACAGAGCTCTTGCGCAATGATGGGATCGTGCTCGATTCTGCCGGGGTAGGAAGTGTCCAACTTACGCTAACCCATCAGTTGAGCACATACAAAGAGATGATGTGCGCAGTGGAATGCCCAGCTAATACGAAACAATACCAGCCATCCAGCATTACGGTGGATGGGATACAAGTCGCTTTTTATCCGGGGGTTGTTCCTGCGAACACTATGAAGCAATATCTATTCCACGTTATATTATTTGGCGACGGGTCTTTTGCGGAATATTTGTCAACTGCCACAACTGATATTCTGTTTGGGGCATTCCTGGGGGCAACCATCGGAGGAACCCGGTACGGGAAAATAGGAGTTCCTACAGGGCAGTTACGCATGGATTTTAATGCAGCAGACATAACCGGCACGGTAAAAGTTCGCATTTTGGCAAGATAGGAGGGGAGCACGTGAGGGTTTATGATAACGGCATCTACCGCGACGCCACAGCAGAAGAACTCGCGGAGCTGGAGGCCATGGGACAGGCCCAGCCTCCCATCTCGCCCACAGAGGCGGAACGGCTCTCCGCGCTGGAGGCGGCCATGCTGGAGCTGATGATGGGAGGGACAGGCGATGGTTGAGTTTATCCGCATCCAGTATCGTCTGGGCCGTCTGACGGCGGAGCAGGTGCGCTCCATGGCCCCGAAGTGGATCACTGCCGATCAGGCGGAAGAGATTATCCATATGTGACAGG